TTCGCCGCCATCGTTGAAGGTAAGACCTTATATTTATCGTTAATCATTATATTCATTTGCTAATGTTTTCTGTTTTTCAAGCAATTTCATTTTTAATTCTTTTGCTTCTCAAACTTTTAACATTTACCAATTGTTTCTTTTGATTCGAGACATATTCAGTCCTCTTTCACTTCTGCCAATTGGTGATTTTCCCATCACCTGGTAGTCGTTGCTGCAACAACAACAAAAAGTTTTATAGGTTCATCTCCTAAACTTCTCTATGAGTTTCTTGATGCAATTTTAATCTTTTAGGAGAAATAGTTTGTGGTTTACCAATTTTATGCGTAATCCACCTGATCACATTCAGTTTATGTGACAGATCCTGGCTGGACCCAGGACTAAGTTCTAAAGGAGTTTTCGGATTTAAAACTCGACGATTACTTAGTATTAATGCACCAACTCTGGTGCCTAGACAAAAAACCGAAACCCCATGATCTCATGACTACTACAAATAAGTCGAGTGCTGTGCATGGGATGGTCTGTGAAGAAAGCAGCCAAGTTTTAAGCAATTTCGCTGGATCGGTCGATGAAACTGTACCGAACACGATTTCCGCTTTTGATTTTGCTGTGGCCCCGAAAACGATCGGCCTCCACCACCATTCCCATGATACGGCCAGGAAAGATTGTAATACACCGCATGTTCCAGCGTGCGTTGTTAACGATGCTACTGGACTTTGTTGCGACGCTAGTTCGCTTCATTGTGACACCACCACACCTTATTGTATTCATAATATTCATAACATAATTACCACACAATCGGGCTCAGACACTATATGGACTCCGAACATGGATGCTTCCGTCATGGAATACATGTCCCAAAGATATGATTCCTTGCGCGTTGTTGCTATCGGCAGTTCACCCAACCCTCTCATTACCTGGGAGTCTTTGCCCGGTCCCCTTTTGCACGTTCCAGCGGTTGATATTATTAATCGTTGGCGCGAGCTCAAACCTAATGCCAGTTATGGCGAATCTTGGACCAGTGGCTCATACACTGAATCTCGTAATTCGTCTGACTTGCCTATTACCGATTCCTCGGATTTCTTTCATTCTCTCATCACCAAAGATTTATTATCTGGCTTTGCCAATCTTTTGGAGATGGATTTATATTTTTGGTGCGTTACTCTGGTCAAACTTTACAAGGCCAGAGGCGACAATTTGTCCAAAGCTCTCGTTCTTAGTGACATTTTGTCTCGCCATGCCGGTATGCTACGTTCATTCGCCAATCGCGGTGAACTTACTGCTGCCCATGTTAGTGAGACCACTGAACTTGTAAATCAAGTGTCTGACGCACTAGACATCCTTGAGTCTACTGAAATTTCCAGAGATGATTCAGGCGAAGTTTACGTCAATCAAGCCGGTTTTGCTGATTTCTTTCAACATTCTTCAACATTTGCTGGCGCTTTTGGCACTGCTTCAGCCATTTTCAAATATTTGTCCGATCGCAACGTGGTTTTTCCAGTGGTTAAGCTGCTTGTTTCTGGCACTCTGTTTGCTTTTGGCACACACATTGGTGATCCACAAGTTTTCACTAGTGAGAACATTTCCTCAGCCACTAAAGCTGTCTACGGTTATTTTAATCGTGGTACAGTTGGGGCTTTTGTGCAAGTGTTCGATTCCATCAGGAGGCTATTGTCCACCTGGATTCATTCAGACAATTGTTCCACTCTTTCAGAACACCTTAAGAGCGTCAACAAAGCCGAGCTATACTACCAGCTTGGTATGGAGCTTCTGAAGAATCAAACTTCATTTGCCATTGAGACCGTAGCAATTCAGCGGGTCCATTTGGCTAAAGTTCGAGATTTTCTCGATTATTGCCAAGATTACTTGGGTGCTGGCGTTCACGTCAAACACCCTTGGAAAATTGGTGACACTATCATATCAGATCCGACTCGCCGTCTTTGGTTTAGGACCACTTGGCGCAACCTCGACGCTTTTTACACCATAGAATTTGGTAGGAGCATTCGCGAGTTGCCCGCCGTCTTTTTCTTTGAGGCAGGTTCATCTTGTGGTAAAACCACTCTGCAGAATATGCTCAATCAAATGCTGCTTACGCGCCACTTGAATGTGCCTCCTGATCAAGTAAATACGTTCACTTATCCTTGGCCATCTGATGACGCACAGTTTGCTAATGGAGCTAAAAATTCCATGCTTACGGTTTTGCTTAATGACATTGGTGCTTTGCGCCCCGATGTTGTTAAAGCTACCGGCGGCGATCCCATAGTCAAGAAACTGTTGGCTTTGATCGACATGTTTCCATATTCTCCCGATATGGCTGAGTTAGAACTTAAAGGGAAGATATTCATGGCTCCCAAGATCATCATTGCTTCCACTAACTGTCCGACCCTTGGACTCAGTAACGTGTACAATGAGCCTGCTGCCGTGATGCGTCGTATTGGTGATGTCATCAGTGTGACCGTGGCACCAGCTTTCGCTACACCTCTCCAGACTTTGGATGAGAAAGCGCTTAATCGTTGGTGTCTCGCAAATCCCGGCGGTGTACCGCAGGCCTGGATGTTCCGCATCAAGAAATTGCAAGCGGACAATCGGACCTTCAATGTTCAGGGTAAAGGGATCAAGGTTCAAGAGACCTTTTTACCGCCCATGAATGAACCACCCATGGATACGGATACATTCCTCAAGTGGGCTGACGCAAAATTCGTCGCTCACAGCGCAATCCAAACCAGCATTCTTGAAACCATCAACATTCCATACAAGTTTGGCACTGTTTTTGGTGAGGATGAGGGTGATGATGATGAGTGGCATGAGGCCTCTCAAGAACTTGATGATGACGACGGACATATTGTCGCTCAATCAGGTTCCGATTTCTATACACTGTCCAGGTGGTCTCACATGAATACCACTGTTGACCGCCCCTGGCCCGCCACCGGTGACGTCTACGACGTAACCGACCACAATTTGTGGTTTTTCCTTCTATCGCCTTTGGTGTTTGTTACAGGTGTCTTCACGACCGTTTTCGCCTTTGTGCGCATTGCCTATGGCATGAACTATGTTCGCCGCTTATTGGTCGATCGTTGGAATGATTCCACCTGCATTCGTGCAATCAATCATGTGGCCACAGGGTGCAGGATTGTCAGTTCATACTCGGAGAAGAAGCGTAAAGCTATTGAATGGCTAGACACTAACAAACGTGCATTGGCCGTTGTTACTTCTTTGGTGGCTGCTGGAGCGGTCGCCACTTATGTTCTGCGCAAGCGGAAGGACTCTAGATTCGACTGCCAAGTGGGCGACGAGACTAAATCGGGTCGCGGTGGGTACGTGGTTCGTACTAGCCCACACGACACGTTGAGTCGTTGGTCGCAACTCGGTGGTTCTTCATTAGATAGAGCTTCCATGTACGGCCTAACGCAGCAAAGCAGTTCTACAACCGGCTCAAATGTAGTGGCCCGTACCGGGGACCATTACGTACGAGTCACCTTTGAATGCAAAGTTAGCTCCTACGGTTGCTTTGCAATCATGGTTGGTGGCAGGGAGATGATCCTTAACCGTCACAGCTTACCACAATATTGTAAGCGTCATTCTATTGACCCGAATTGGGACTCATATACTATGACTGTGCATGGTGTTGGATACAACAACCACGGTTCCGGCAATACCAATTTGACTATTGATCATAAAAATATTGACGGATCATATATTCCCGATCGCGATATGGCTGGCATTGTCCTGCCTGCTGGGTGTAGACCCTACCGCGACATAAAGGATTACTTTTTGAAGGCCCCACTGGCGCTTTGGACTCAAGACTTTTCTTATACGAAGAGCTTGATGCCACCAGGCACGGTGTTGTCCTTCGGTGAAAAGATTCCATCCGGTGTAGACCTCAAACCTTGCGGTTATGTCGTTCCCAGTGTGGCTTCCAGGCCAGAACTGATGACTAAACCGCAGAGCGCTGTTTGTCCTATCAAGCCTAATGATAAGGTCCATGACATTCGAGCTCCAGTCTTGTGCTTTCAACTCGACACCAAGAGGACTACTACGCTCCCAGGTCAGTGCGGTTCACCGTACTTCCTATATGAGCGCGGATCCAATATAGCTGCCATTGGCGGAATGCACCTTGGACAACTCACTGACAACGAGTGGAAGAAGGTCATCATACCTATTTATAGGAAGGACATTGATTCCTTGTTTCCGGATCGACCCCAAATTTCACCCCCAACATTGGGCGAGACTATGGAGGAAGAAGTGGAGACTGAGGAACAGAGTGGGACAATCTCACAGAAAACCCGCACCTGCGTGTATGATTTGCAGCAGGGAGGTACGTTCTTTAAGATTAATCTCCACAACAGCCCCTATTTGTCGCCCGATACTCACTATGCTGACACCACCATCGACTACATGAAGAAGACTTTGGATGTTGTTGTCAATCCTCTATCTTTCAAGGTTCTGGGTTACAATAACGGTGGTGGCAAGTTGAAGTCCTCCTTTGTCCGCTCTCCTTTGTCTGAGGCCATAGCCAGCATCGGTTCAGACGGTTTACCTGACGTGACCAGTACGCGTAAAGTGGTGAACAATTTGAATAAAAGCACTCGTGATGACCATGCTATAAAGGCCATTGCCGGCGTCATGTGCCACGCAGACTACGATGAAAACCTGGGTAAGGAATTTCAAGGAGCTGCCGAAGCATATTTCGATTCCATCATGTTTTACGACAAGAAAGGAGAAGGCTGCGTGCTTAAATACGTCCATCCGGTTTCTGTAGATGTCGCTATCAATGGTTCGTCATTTGATAACGAAGGCTCTATTCGCAATCACAAAGCCATGGAGCCCATTGATTTGAAGACCAGTGCTGGTCATCCCTATAACGTTACGTTCCCCGCTAATGTTGAGGAAGGAACTAAGCGCGTAGGGAAATATCCATGGTTTTCATGTGAGCATGACGTGACTGGTAGGGCTAGGTACAGAATGGGACCTGAACTTGAGTCATCATATACCGAATTGCACGAAATGTGTAAGAAAGACCATGACACTAGGCCCATGTTCTCTGCGGTGTTCAAAGATGAACCCAAAGAAGAAAGGAAGGACACACGGCTCATTTTGGTCGGCCCTTTGTGCACCACCATATTATGCAGGGAGCACCTGCTCACCATATGCAGGACCATGCAACTCAACCCTTTTGTTTTCGGTGCAGTTGTGGGCCTTGATGCCACTTGCGTGCAATGGGATCAGATCCGCAATTTCATATGCGGTCCAGGCGATTCTGAGAAATACACTTTTGACGGTGATTATAAAAACTACGACAAAAGTTTGTTTCAGGAGGTGACTGAAGCTGTCAAGTGGACCATCGTCAAAATTTGTGAGGCGAGTGGGAAATATGACGAACAGCAACTATTTGTGGTTGAATCCATTTTGCGGTGCTTGCTATCGCCCGTCGTCGACGTCTTTGGAGTCGTGTACTGGTTTAGATCGCTCAATACCAGCGGGAATTCGCTCACTACGCAAATCAATTGCATTGCAAACATGTTGTTCATTTGGTTTGTATGGACCCGACGCATGAAGCGAGAGATGGGTGCTAACTACTGCGAGAAACTCAGCCGCGAAATGTTTCGGAGACTTATCGCAGCAGTCACCTATGGAGACGACCACATGCTGGGAGTTGCCTACCCAGACCTGATGAATTGTCGCATTATGCAGCAAGGACTCAAAGAGATTGGCATTATATACACTGATGCTAGCAAGAGTTTAGATACCACCGAATTCACACTTCATGAAGATTTGACTTTTCTCGGTCGATCTATGATACGAGACTCCACTGGCTCCATATTGTGCCCGCTGGAATTCAAACGCATCATGAAGACATTCCATTTTTACAGATTGCAAGCAGGAGTTCAGTTTGAACAAATGATTGCCGACCTGTACCGTGGTTTGTTATTGGAGATCCATTTTCATGGTCGCGGCATCTTTGACACTTTTTATTCGCGTCTCGTGGCCGTTATGGCCGAGTATTATGAACTCAGTGAAGCGACGATTGAGTCCTTGTACTTCGTCGATAATAAGGGTGTCTCCCTCACGTACGACTATTTCCGCACCTGGTGGTTGGAGAAGAAGGACAATGGGTTCATTCGTGACCCGAAGTATCTAGACTCTATGACCCCCTTGACTGACGAAGATAGGGCCCTTTACCAGCAGTTTTGCGAGCGCAGGTCTCGTAGCATTGTTGGTGCCAATACCAACGTGGCTTAAATGCCACAACAAAAGGTTTTTCCGGCTTTCCTAAATAAACCGGTTATTTGTTTATATTACATATAAATGGTTTTTGCGAGTTTTTCCTTTGATGTTGAACGAGTTTCTAGACGCCCTAGGTTCCCTTTTTACTCGACCTCATTTCCAAGAATACAAATTCGACCCGACTTTACAAGCTATGGGCAAGATAGTGGATGATTTTAGTCGGTGCCGTTACACTTGTTTAGTGTTAAGCATACTCATGTCGGAGTCAATGCTTAGGAGTGACGGTCCGTGCTGCTTGGTAAAGCACCCGTTTCCACATTATAGGCGTCCTGTGGAGATGAATTTCGTCTGCGAACACAACTAATAATAATAATTCAACCAGTGGTCTACTCACTGAATTTTTCGACGGCGCACACCCAAGTGATGTGTGCGGCGCCCCCACAATTGCAGACGATTCGTTTGCGGAAGGATACACTGCTGGCCTGACTCTAGGCGAGTGGTTTTCCCGACCTGTCAAGATCAGAACTCTGACTTGGCAGGCAAATACACTCTTAGGTGATTCTTTTAATCCATGGTTTGATTATTTTAATCACCCTGAGATTAAGGTGAAGCTTAAGGGCTATTCTAGGTTGCAGGCTAATTTGCACCTTAAATTGGTCGTTAACGCTTCCCCTTATCATTATGGTGTTGGTGTCATGTCATATAAACCTATGGCAGGCGCTGGTCTTCATGGTGCTGGAGATTTCGATTTTTCAGCAGGCACCACTTCAGACTTGCTTGTGGTTGACTCAGGCACTTACACCGGCGGATCTACTTCGGCATCATTGATCGTTCGCACATGTAGGCCTCATGCGAAATTTTACGCTGAGGCCTCTAAAGGCTGCGAGATGCAGTTGCCCTTTTGCTATTATCAGAATTGGATTAATTTAGATACTGAATTGTCCGAACTTAAGCAGATGGGCAACATTAATATTTACACACCTGTGACACTTAAGGACTCTAGTGGTAGTGGCGGCCCGGTCACGGTCACTATATATGCATGGTGTGACACTAGTAAGGTTGGCGGTCCATCCTACGTAATGCAGTCAGGCGATGACGAGTATAAGGATAGGCCGGTTTCTACTGCCATGTCAGCCATGTCTAAAGCCGCCGGTGCATTGTCTATGATTCCAATTATTAGACCTTATGCTATGGCAACGTCAAAAGTTATGGCAGGTGCTTCAACTTTGGCTAGGTGGTTTGGTTTTTCCAACCCACCAGTCATTAAAGATGTTGTTGCATATGCGCCTAACTATATGTCAAATTTTGCGTCGCCCGAAATTAGCGTGCAGCAAGATAAATTGGCACTAGACCCCAAGAACGAGACGACTGTTGATCCACGAACGGTTGGTTTAGACGGGGTTGACCATATGGCTATATCACATATTGTCGGACGTTATGTTGATTACGATATATTGAGTTGGGATAGTGCCATGCTTCCTGAACATCCTTTGTTGGTACAGAACGTTTCTCCAATGATAGGTGTCAGTGTTCCATATACAGGAGCAACCACTAACAATCCTGCCGCTGTGATGCAGATGTCACCATCAGCTCAGGTTGGCACCGCTTTTCAGTTTTGGTCTGGAAAGATCACGTATAAATTCACTGTTGTGGCATCTCAGTTTCATCGCGGTCGTTTGATGATATCTTATGAACCGGATGGGATGTTGTCGAGCTATACAAGTGATGCATATACAGGCCCACGAACTATTAACAAGATTTGGGATATATCAACAGATCCCACATTCGAATTTGAAGTTCCCTGGATGGCGCCCATTGCCATGTTGCGCACTATGGGTGCAGGTGGTATGGCTTGGTATGCCTCTATTAATCCAGGACCGGGTGCTGCTAACACTGTTTGGCAGTCAAACCCTAGCGGTCTTCCAGTCAACGTCGTGTACAAAGACGCCCTTTACAACGGGACGATCACTGTATCGATTTTGAACTCGCTAACTTCCAATGACGTTTCTTATGGGGCGTCTATCGTTTGTTCTGCTAACTGTGGTGAGGTCGAATACTTTTCGCCTCTTGATCTTGACTATCCAATGTCTATCTACACGTTGCAGAGTGGTGACGATTTGGCCGTTGCTCCTGATGAAGGTGTCGTTCATGCGGAGGCTCCTGCCGTCGTTGAGACGCCCACCAAACACGCAATATACGTTGGTGAAATCGTCCGATCGATTAGGCAGTTGATGCATAGGACCACGTTTTATTCAAGGTTCAGCACTCTTACTCCCGAACAGACACCACGTTCTGAGTTTAATAGCATTCCCACTGTTGATTCGGCAACCAGTTACGGTCTTGTTGGCAATTATGGTGGTTCAATATACTTACCGAACGCACCATACGTTACAGGTAGCCTTCCCGTTACGGTAGGCGCTTCATATCCTAACACTGGCGTGATGATCAAGAATGGGGCGACGACTAATGCCGACGTCATTGTTAACCAGAACACTAAGACTATGACGCCGACTGCATATTTTATGTCGTCCTATGTTGGTTGGCGTGGTGGTACTGTTTACACAGCCAAGGCCAATGGATCTAAACCTCACGAGGCCGTCTGGAACAGTGCCAATGGGATTTACACTAGTTTGTCCGTGGCTCGTGTTGCCAGCAGTATCAGCAGCTACGTTCAGGATTCTTCCATTTGGAATCCTGTCGTTTGGTTTATTAAACCATCTGGCGGTACCACGTTGCCAGACACCAACCCTTATGTTGGTTATCAGGCGATGAACTATGCAAACGCTTGTATTCGTAGGCTTTCTAAAGGCTTAGCAGGAATGGCTGTGACTAATCCTAGCCAGGTGAATGTCGTTAATGCAGTCGTTCCGTATTACAGCAATTACAGGATGTTGCCTGCAAATCCGCTGGCCAATTATTACACGGCTAATAAGCCGGAAGAATTGCCTTGGAACAAACTAAGTGCTCCAAGCTACCCACCTGGGACCAATGAAGTCATTCAGTGTCCCAGGATTGACTACGATGTACAGATGTACGGAGGCGTTACTACCGCCTATTTGGACGTCCATCCAACCATCGATGTCTATCACAAAGCTGGGGTTGATTTTACCTTGTTTTGGTATTTGAATCCTCCAGCAATTCATGTATACACTTACCACGAGGGCGGTTACGCTCGCGATTGGTATTAGTGATATACACACACATATTTAAGTACATACAGCATGCGCTTCTAGCGCATTGCTCTTCCTATTACAACTATATACACATATATATACATACATAAAAAGTTGAAAATGGGGTACCCGCCGAGGAACCGGTAGGGTGTTGCTTCTCTTTATATTAAGAGAGTAGTTTGGTAACACCCTTGGGTGTTTCCAATTTAGTTATCCAATCCCCA